CGGACCACTACTGGTGCGGCGCCCGCGACCAGGGCGACGTGTGGTTCATCAAGAAGCCCGTCGCCAACGATCTGCATCCGACGATGAAGCCGGTCGAGCTGGTCGAGCGCGCCATTCGCAACTCCAGCAAAAGCCGCGACACGGTGCTCGATCCCTTCGGCGGTTCCGGCTCGACGGTCATAGCGTGCGAGAAGACGGGCCGCCAGGCGCGCGTGGTCGAGCTCGAACCGAAGTACTGCGACGTGATCGTGCGGCGTTGGCAGGAGTTCACGGGCAGGCAGGCGGTGCTCGAAGCGGACGGGCGCACGTTCGACAAATCCGCACGGGTGGAGACTGCGGCGTAATGGAAGAGCGGCTGATTGGATTGATTGTCCCCGGAATCGGGCTTATCTCCGGGCTGATTGCGGCCTACGTGAGCCTCCAGAACCGGGCGCTGCTGGCGGAGGTGCGCAAGGAACTCGCCGAGCAGGAGAACCGGATCATTTCGCGCCTGAACGGTCTGTACGTGCGCTCGGCCGAATGCCAGCTGCGGGAAGACAACGTGCGCATGCGGCTGGATTCGATCGAGCAAAGGTTGTGACCGCGCGGTCACAACCTTCGGCGTGCGGTCCGGTAGCGCCAGCGCAGGTAGGCGGAGTAGAGGCGTCCGATCAGGAGCCAGAGGCAACCTGGTCGCGACGGGTGGGCGGCAGGCTGGGACTTCGCGGCATCGAGATAACGGAGGAGGAGCCGCTGCTCCTCCTCGCTGCGGTCTTCGAATTCGATCATCATGGCGGCTGGCCTACTGCGCGAGCTGGTAGGCGCGCTCGCCGTCGGGGCGCTTCGTGGACTCGACCTTGAGCCCCATCTTCTTGGAGAGCGTGCCGCTGATGAAGCCGCGGACGCTGTGGGCCTGCCAGCCGGTGGCCTCCATGATGTCCTTGAGGGTGGCGCCGTCCGGGCGGCGTACCAGTTCGAGCACGATGGCCTTCTTGCTGCCCTCGCGCGCCGTGGGCGCGCCGTCATCGGCGTTGGCGGCCTTGCTCGGCCTCTTGCCTTTCGGCGCGACGTCGGCCGCCTGTGGCGCGGCAGGGGCGTCCAGGCGCTGGATGGCCTTCCAGACGCGGGCCACGGCCGTCTTGCGGTCGGTGAACTTCTTGACCGGTTTCAGGCCGTCGAAGGGCGCCACTCCGGCGAAGCTGTTCCAGACCTGGACCAACCGGTCGGCCGGCCAGTTCGCGGCGAGCTTGGCGAGTTCCTTCTCGCTCGCGAAATGCTCCTGGCCTTCGGGAACCTGCTCGGCGGCAGGGAAGGCCGTGATGTTGTTGTCGGTGTCGATCGCAAACAGTCTCATGGTTCTCCTTTCGATTCAGAACTTCATGCCGGCGAGTTTCCCGTCGGCGGTGATGGTGAGGTCTTTGTAATAGCCGCTGTGGATGCGTGCCCATCCGAACGGCGTGTGAATTTCGTGGCGGGCGGCGATCCGGCTCAACTTCAGCCGGTGCGTGCCGTTGTCGAACTCCTTCTTGAGGTGGCCAAAGCGGTCGAGCTTCCAACCGTCCGCCGTGGCCCACTGGATCAATTGATCGCGGGTGATCATAGCGACCCCATTCATCGCTTCCGTTCCCGCGAATGGCAAGCTTAATCCGACAACTGAATCCCGCGACGTTTCAAACAGATCCGGGCGCAAACGATTTGCTCATGGCCGAATCGCGCCAGTTAATGAGCCAGGCCGAGTACGCACGGCACCGTGGCAAGAGCCGGCAGTACATCAGCCGGCTGGCGAAGGCCGGCGTGCTGGTGATGCGCGGCGGCAAGGTGGACGCCGCCGCCTCGGACGCGGTTCTGGACGACCGGCCGGAGCCGGTCTCGGAGCGGATCACGGCGGCTCCGGAGGCCGCCCCGTCCGTCGCCACTTTCGCCCAGGCGCGTACGGCCGACATGGTCTTCCGCGCGAAGCTCCGCAAGATCGAGTACGACGTCCGGATCGGGAAGCTCATCGAGGCGGAATTGTTCAAGCAGCGGATCGAGGCCATCGGTATCGCGATCAAGGAGGCGATCCTGGCGTGGCCGAACCGCGTTGCGCCGGAGATCACGCCGCTCACCGACGAGCGCCAGGTGCGCGATGTGCTCATGCGAGAGGCTCGCGTGCTGATCAACGACCTTCGCGGTGCCGTCCAGTATGCGCGTTGACGAGATCCAAATCCTGGCCGCCGAAGTCCTGACGCCTCCGCCGGACCTTACGGTTTCCGCGTGGGCGGATCAGAACCGGCGGCTCAGCTCCGAGTCGGCGGCCGAGAAGGGCGAGTGGCGCACGGATCGCGCCCCGTACCAGCGGGCGATCATGGACGCGCTGAGCCCATCTCATCCGGCCGAAACGGTCGTGGTGATGAGCGCCGCGCAGTTGGGCAAGTCGTCGATGCTGGAGAACTTCATCGGCTACATCATCGACCTCGATCCGGGCCCGCTGCTGCTGGTCGAGCCGCGCGAGATCGACGCCGAGGCGTTCTCCAAGGACCGCCTGGCGCCCATGCTGCGAGATACACCGTGCCTGCGCGGCAAGGTGGCGGACGCGCGCAGCCGCGATTCGAACAACACGATCCTGCACAAAAAGTTCCTGGGCGGCTCGATCACGCTCGCGGCGGCGAACTCGCCGGCGGGACTGGCCATGCGCTCGATCCGCTACTGCCTGCTGGACGAGGTGGACCGGTATCCCGCGAGCGCCGGCAGCGAGGGCGACCCGGTCAACCTGGCGATCACGCGCACGGCCAACTTCTGGAACCGCAAAATCGTGCTGTGTTCGACGCCGACGACGAAGGGGGCGTCGCGGATCGAGGCGGCCTGGCTCAACTCGAACCAGCAGAGCTTCTGGGTTCCCTGCCCGCACTGCGGGAACTTCCAGGTCCTCACGTGGGGGAACCTGATTTGGCCGAAAGGAGCGCCCGAGAAGGCGCAGTACCGGTGCGAGCATTGCTCGAAGCTGATCGGCGACTGGCAGAAGCACGGGATGCTGAAACTGGGCGAGTGGCGCGCGGCCAAGCCGGAGGTCACCGACATTGCCGGTTTCTGGATTAACGGCCTCTACTCGCCCTGGCGGAAGTGGGGCGCGCTCGCGCGGAAGTTCCTGGCCGACAGGCGCTCGCCCGAGACGCACCGCGAGTTCGTCAACACGGTGCTGGCCGAGCCGTGGGACGACGAAGCGGAAACCAGCGTTCCGGTGGCGGCGGTAATGGCGCGGCGCGAGTTCTACCGCGCTCAGGTTCCGTACGGCGCCGCGGTGTTGACGGCCGGCGTCGATGTCCAGAAGGACCGGCTCGAGCTGGAGGTCGTGGGCTGGGGGCGCGGCGAAGAGTCCTGGTCGATCGAGTACCGCGTCCTCCCGGGCGATCCGTCCGGAGCTGCGCTCTGGCAGGAACTCGATGCCTATCTGGAACGCCGGTGGCTGCACGAAGCCGGCATCTCGCTGCCTGTCGCGGCCTGCTCGATCGACTCCGGATGGGAGTCGCAGGCGGTTTACGACTTCTGCCGCACGCGCGCCCACCGGCGCATCTTCGCGGTGAAAGGTAAAGGCGGGCCGCTTCCGGTGTGGCAGCGCAAGCCGACGGCGAAAAACATCCGCGGCGAGAAGCCGTGGATCGTCGGCACGGACACGGCCAAGGAAACCATTTTCGGCCGGCTGAAGAATCCGACGCCGGGCACGCCTGGTTTCTGTCACTTCCCCGCCGACCGCGAGGAGCGGTACTTCGAGCAGCTTCTCGGCGAAGTGCTGGTCACGACGTACAAGAAGGGCAAGCCAAATCGCGAGTGGCGTCCCAAGCCCGGCGTGCGGCAGGAAGCGCTCGACGCCCGGGTCTACGCCTACGCTGCGCTGCGCGCGCTGGTCTCGATGGGACTCTCGCTCGATAACGAGGCCGACCGCATCGTTGCGCTTGCGGGTGAGAGGCCGCGCCCGGCGGCGCCGCCGCGCGAGGAACGGCGATGGCTCGGTGGACGCACCAGGAACTGGTTCGAAAGATGAAGATCCGGAGCATGCCACCACAGGCCGGCCGCACCGAGTGGGAGTACATGGTCGTCACCGGCGACGCGGAATCGCCGGAGTTGCTGGCCGAATGCGGCGCCCTCGGCTGGGAGCTCGTGGCCGTGGTGCGCGAGTTCGGGGCGCGGGCGACGTTCTACTTCAAGCGGCGGAAGAACTGACATGACGCTTTCGGAATTACAGGCCAAGCGTGACGAAATCTTGAATTCGCTGGGCATCGCCCGCCTGGAGTTCGGCGAGCGGAGCGTGCAGTATGCCGAGCAGCAGCAGGCGCTCGCGCTGATCGACGCCGAGATCGCCAAGGCGAGCAGCACCACGGACCGGTTTAGCCTGGCCCGGACTTCAAAAGGATGAACTGGCTCGATCGCGCAATTACGTGGGTGTCTCCGGAAGCCGGCTTGCGCCGCGTCCGCGCGCGGCGCGCGGCCGAGATGGTGCGCCTCGCCTACGAAGGCGCACGCGCGACGCGGCGGACGGACGGCTGGATCACCACCGGCAACTCGGCCAACGCCGAGATCGTGCTGGCGCTGTCGAAGCTGCGCGAACGCTCGCGCGACCTCGTGCGCAACAACCCATACGCGGCGCGGGCCGTGGCCGAGGTTGTGGGCAACGCCGTCGGTACGGGCATCACGGCGCAGGCGCGGACCGGCCTGCCGGAATTGAACCGCCAGATTGACGCGGCGTGGCTCGACTGGATCGAGCGGTGCGACGCCGATGCGCAGCTCGATTTCTATGGCATCCAGGCTCTGGTTGCGCGGACGGTTTTCGAGAGCGGCGAGTGCCTGGTCCGTTTCCGGCAGCGCCGCGACGGCGACGGCTTCAAAGTGCCGGTCCAGTTGCAGGTGCTCGAACCGGACTACCTCGACCAGTCGAAGACCCAGAAGACCGACACGGGCTACATCATCCAGGGCGTCGAGTTCGACCTCGTCGGCCGGCGCACCTTTTATTGGCTCTTCGGGCAGCATCCGGGCGAGGTGACCCAGACCTCGCTTCGCGGCTCGCTCGTGAGCGCGCGCGTGCCGGCTTCCGAGGTCCTGCACATCTACCGCAAGGACAGGCCGGGCCAGGTGCGCGGCGTGCCGTGGCTGGCGCCGGTCATCATCACACTGCGCGACCTCGACGAATACGAGGAAGCCGAGCTGGTGCGCAAGAAGATCGAGGCCTGTTTCGCGGCCTTCGTCACGCAGCCGCAGGGGCCGGAAGGCCCGCCGATCGCGCCGGCATCCACCGATGCCGAGACCGGGCGCCGCGTCGAGTCGTTCGAGCCGGGCATGATCGAGTACCTTAAGCCGGGCGAGGAAATCACGTTTTCGACGCCGTCGGCATCGAGCGGATACCGCGATTACGTCGCCACCCGGCAAAGCTCGATTGCAACCGGCCTGCAGCTCACTTACGAGCAGTTAACCGGCGACCTCTCGCGCGTGAACTACTCGTCCTACCGCGCCGGCCTGCTCAGCTTCCGCAACGGCATCGAGTTGTTCCGGTGGCTGACGTTCATCCCGATGCTGTGCATCCCCGCGTGGAACCGGTTCGTCGACGTGGCGTTCACGGCGGGTGCGATCCCGCAGCCCGGGCCCTTCAAAGCCGAATGGACGCCGCCCGGGTTCGGCAGCGTGGACCCGTACAAGGACTCGGTGGCCACGCTCAACCGCATCCGCACCGGCACGTTGACGTTGCGGCAGGCGATTGCCGAGCAGGGTTACGACCCCGACGCGCAGCTCGAGCAGATCGCCGAGATCAACCGCCTGCTCGATGAGCGCGGCATCGTGCTCGATTGCGACCCGCGCAAGGTTACCCAGAGCGGCGCGGGACAGAAAGAAGCGGTCAAGGAGAACAATGCCTGAGAAAATTACAAGCACCGAGGTTGAAGTCGTCCACCTCGATGGCAGCGTCGAACGGCGCCTGATTGCGCCGCAGCGCCTGCTGGCAACCTTCGCGCAGGAGAATAAGGACGCCGAGAACCGCACCATCGGCCTGATCTGGTATACCGGCTCGACCGTGCGCCGGTACGGCTTCGGCGGCCCCTTCGAGCTGACCTTCAGCATGGACCCGGCGCACGTGCGTCTGGGCCGGCTGAACAGCGGCAGCGCGCCGCTGCTCGATTCCCACCGCGACATGCGGCTGTCGGACGTCATCGGCGTCATCGACAAAGCCTGGCTGGAAGGAAACACCGGCAAGGCCACGGTGCGCTTTTCCCGGCGCGACGATGTCAACCCCATCTGGCAGGACGTCCAGGACGGCATCTTGAAGAACGCCAGCATGGGCGTCCTCATTCACAAGCTCAAGGAGACGACCAAGGAAGACGACCAGGTGAAAAGCTACCTGGCCGTGGATTGGGAGCCGGAAGAAGTCTCGGTCGTCCCGATCGGCGCCGATCCGGGCGCCGGATTCAAGGCCTCCGGCGAGGAGGAGTTTTTCGAAATCGAAGCGTTGCGGGCAACTGGCCCGAAGGAGCAGAAGATGGAAGAGACCATCACCGAAACGGGCGAGCAGGCCCGTCCGGAAATCAATGTGGATGCGGAGCGGCAGGCCGCGGCGATGGCCGAACGCACGCGCATCCTGGAACTGGAAAAGGTCGGCCGCGCGGCCGGCCTGGACGCGAGACTCGTGGCCGAGCACGTCGAGCGCGGCACATCGGTCGACGAGTTCCGCAAGCTGGCGATCGACGAAATGGCGAAGCGCGACCAGACGCCGATTCGCAGTGCAACGGCCGCCGTCACGCGCGACGAAGCCGACACCCGGCGCGCGGGAATCACGGCGGCGCTCTTGCACCGCTACGATCCGGCGCTGTTTCCGCTGAAGGACGAACTCGGCCGCGACTGGGCGGGGCAGACGCTGCTCGATCTGGCGCGCGAGTGCCTGGAGGCCTCCGGCACGCGCACGCGCCGCATGCCGCGGCACGAGATCGCCAAGCTGGCGCTCTCGACCTCGGATTTCCCGTACATCCTGGCCGACGTGGCCAACAAGACCTTGCGCCAGGCCTACGAGGCCTATCCGCGCACGTTCCTGCCGTTCTCTCGCAGGCGCTCGGCGGTCGATTTCAAGAACATCAACGCCGTGCAGTTGGGCGAGGCGCCGAGCCTCCAGAAGGTGAACGAGAAGGGCGAGTTCACTCACGGCTCGATCGGCGAATCGAAGGAAACCTACAAGCTCGCCACTTACGGCCGCATCGTTTCGATCACCCGGCAGGTGATCATCAACGACGACCTGGGCGCGTTCACGCGCATTCCGGCCGGCTTCGGCGTGGCCGCGGCAACGCTTGAAAGCGATACGGTCTGGGGGATCATCACCTCGAACCCGAACATGGGCGACGGCGTGGCGCTGTTCCATGCCAACCACGCGAATCTCAATTCCGGCTCCGGCAGCGCGCTGGCGCTGGCCGGGTTGGGCGCCGGCATGGCCGCCATGGCCAAGCAGAAGGGCCTCGACGGTATTACGACGCTCAACGTACAGGCCCGTTACCTGGCCGTGCCGGTCGCCTTGCAACTCACCGCGTTCCAGTTAGTGGCGTCGAATCTCGCGCCGGCGCAGTCGGCTAACGTGGTGCCCGAGTACATCCGAGCGCTGACGCCGATTGCCGAGCCGCGCCTCGACGCCGCGAGCGCCACGGCCTGGTACCTGTTCGCCGCGCCGAATCAGATCGACACGATCGAGTACGCCTACCTCGAAGGCCAGGACGGCGTGTACATCGAAACGCGCCAGGGTTTTGACATGGACGGCGTCGAAATCAAGGCCCGCCTCGATTTCGGGGCTAAGGCCATCGACTGGCGCGGCATGCAGAAGAACACGGGCGCTTGATCAGGAGGACTGAACGATGAAGAACTACGTGCAGAAAGGTGAAACCTTGACGCTCACCGCGCCTTACGCGGTGAGCTCGGGCGGCGGCGCGCTGGTTGGTTCGATTTTTGGCGTGGCGTCGAACGATTACGCCAACGGCGAAGAGGGCGAGTTCCAGGTTGCAGGTGTATTCGACTTGGTCCGCGAGACAGGTGCGGGCACCGGCTTCTCCCAAGGCGCACTGGTCTACTGGGACGACACCAACAAGCGCATCACCAAGACCTCGACGGGCAACAAGCTGATCGGCGTGGCCGTGAGGACGGCGGCCGACGGCGACGCGACGGCGCGAGTGCGACTGAACGGCGCCTTCACTTCCTAATGGCGTTCACCGATGCGATCGGCCGAATGGACGAGGCCTGCCTGCGGGTCTTCGGTAGGGACGTAATGTATCTGCCGCAGGCCGGCGGGCAAGCCACTGTCCGGGCGATCTTCGAACCGACGCGCGATGTGGAGGACAATGCGCCGGGCGTGTATGCGGCCATGTTCGTTCGAGCGGCCGCCTTCGGCACGCCTCCGCAGCGGGGCGACGGGGTCGCCGTCGATGGGGTGACTTACAAGGTGTTCGACATCGAAGCCGACCACGGCGGTGGCCTCGTGCTTCGATTGCGGCAAGCGTGACACATGGCTTCCGTACGCATCTGGCA